CTTTTGAACTTATTGTTGATTGTATTGAGTATATCTATGATGAAGATAATGTTTATTATGCTTACGAAACACCAAAAGAAGAGTTAATGGCATTTTTAGAATCATTGACAAAAGAACAGTTTGCTAGATTGGAAGATTACATTGATAATTTACCTAAACTAGAGAAAAATATTGATGTAACCTGTAATAAATGTGGGTTCAACCACCATATAGATGTACAAGGCCTCGAAGATTTTTTTGGTTAATTTTTCGTCATGATAATTTGGGAAATTACTATAAAACTAATTTCTCACTAATGCAACACCACAAATACAGCCTTGCGGAACTTGAGAATATGATACCGTGGGAAAGAGACATCTATGTGACTATGTTGATTCAATACATTGAAGCTGAAAATGAAAAGATTAAACAACAGAACGCTGAAAGAAACAGATGATTAAAAAGAAATTAGGTAAACTTGTATTTGGTTGGGATCCCAACGCCTTAAATGGTAAGGGGTATTGGTATATTGCGGGCAAAGATGATTCATATGCTCGAGCAGCAACCAAAGCTGAAATGGCAAAATTAGGTATTCCTAAAACTTCAGAGAAACCCGATCCCAAGAATCCCAAACAAAAAGAACAAAAGAAGCCTGATACAAATACAGAAGATTCTTCAGCTAAACCAAAATCAAAATATTATAATACCATTAATCCTAAAACTGGTAAACCTATGCGTAAAAGAATGCGCACAGGGTCGGATTATGAAGAATCTGATATTATCAGAAGTAAGAGCCTAGGTCAATTAGCATCCGAACGTATGATGTCAGGTGAGGGTATAGGTAAATCACTCAAAGGCGCAATGAAAGACAAAATTGGAGCAAAAGGCAATGCAATTAAAAAGGCCTTAGACCCAATGAATATGTTGAGTAAATTGCCTGGCGGATTAGGAACATTTGCAGCAACAGCCTATGGTAAGAAAAGAGGCCGCGACCCCAAAGACATTTCATATTTCACTGGTATTCAAGCGCCAGATAAAGAAACCGTGCCAGAAAAAGAAGAAAAAGTTACCGCAACTAAAGTTGGTGGTAAGTCTTCTGGCGGTGGCATGGGTCGTGGCACAGTTGGAATTTTAAAAGAAATAAAACAAACAATTGTTGATAATTTTGAAGAAAATAAAAAAGATAAAGAAACTCAAAAAAGTTTTGAAGAAGAAAAGAAAAATGAAGAAGATAAAAAACACAAAGAGTTAATTGATGCAATTCTTGGTATTAATTCTGGTGAAAAACAACCCAAAAAAGAAAAAGAAAAAAGCGGTGGCATACTGAGTATGCTTGGTGACCTTTTGGGTAGTTTCTTAGGTAAAGGTAAAGGACTATTAAAAGGTGTTGGTGGATTTGCTAAACGTATAGGTTCTGGAGTCAAATCGGTAGCCAAGAGTATAGTGGGTGGTGGTAAGAATTTAGCAATGAAAGCTGGAAGTAAAATTAAAAGTGCAGGAAGTGCAGTTAAATCAGCCTTAGGTTTTGGTTCAAAATCAGCAACAGTTGCTTCTAAAGGATTAGATACGGCTAAATCTGCTTTAACTCAAGCTAGACCAGGTACCGCAGTTAAAGTTGCAGAGACGGCAGAAAAGGCCGGTGCAGCTTTAGCTAAAGGCGGAACAACCGCAACAAAAGTAGCCGGCGCCGGTTCCAAATTACTCAAAGGTGGCGGTAAATTATTAGGATTCTTAAAATCAGTTCCAGGTCTTGGTGTAATTGCGGCAGGTGCAGATTTAGTAATGAAAGTTCAACAAGTCAATGATGACTTAGCATCAGGTAAGATTAAAGATGCCGACTACAAAAAAGAAATCACTAAAGCAATTGGTGATGCCGCGGCCGCAGGGTTACTGCCAGTTTTAGGTGCTGCACTTGGTTCATTTATTCCTGGAGTAGGAACCTTGGTTGGCGGCCTTGCTGGCGCTGGCGCTGCATTGATGGGTGGTGATAAAGTTGGTGGTTGGTTGGCTGGAAAAGCTTATGATTATTTTGTTGAGGATAAAAAAGGCGGAGATAGCAAAACTGCCTCACCCGAACCTTCAAAAGCTACGGCTTCTCCGGTTGCTTCTGCAAAACCAGCAATGCCAACTTCATCTGGTTCATCTACACAATCCAATCCAACGACACAATCTAAAGGTTCGGAAGCAAGTTTAAGTCCTAACCAATCCAAAGAAAAATCTGCAACATTACAAATGCAACAAGCTAATAATCCAGGTTCAAGAGTTACTCAAGCAACCAAAGAAAATATGAACTTAAAAGATAAACCAGAACAGGCACCAACATTGATTAATAAAACTACCAATATGATTAGCAAAGGAAACGGTGGTGGTGGCGGTGGCGGATACGGAGGAGTTAGAAACGATGAACCGGTATTACAACGAATCCAATACGGAAATTTAAAAGCAGTATAAATGAAAAACCCACCTTACGGTGGGTTTCTTTTTGAGACTTACAGATTACTCAGCAAGTTCTGGTTCTAACGCTTCTACTGGTGCATCAGCTGGTACTTCTGCTGCTTGAGCCTCTTTCACTTGTTCTAGTGCTTGTGAACGAATTTTGTTCAATAGTTCATGCACTTGACCAAACGGTAAAGTTGCCAAAACAGCAATCACGCCATTTACTTCTTCAATACTTAGTGTTAATTTAATATCCATTTGTTTCTCCTTAATCGTCATTAGCTAATGCAGCAAAGTGGTCCATAATCAAATCATCTTCATCATCAGCCCAAGGTTTGTCAATATCCGGCACTTCTGCTTTTTCAACAGGTGCAACTTTAACTGATTCAACAGTCGCAGTTCGTGGTGTTGCAGGAGTGTTAGGAAGACTACCCAAAACACGAGCAAGACGAGTTCTTAATTCGTCATATGATTTGAAGTGTTTTTTATCCAAGAATTCTTTGAGAGAATACTCAGACTTCCACAAGTTTTCAAGTTTTACATCATCACCATCATATAAAGCCGTTGCGGTTTCAAATTCTGATTTATCATAGTTTTGATAACCTTCAACTTTACGAATTTTTAGTTTGAAGTTTGCGCCACTCCATAAGTCAAATGGATTGATTGGCTTTTCATCCTCAAAAGCAGGATTCATAGCTTCTGTAATCTTGTCAAAGATTTTCTTACCGTACTTAAACAAAAACACCTTGCCGTTGTTTTCTGGATGTTTAGAATCCTCTACAACTAAGACATTTGAGATGTAAGTTAAACGGCGTTTTTGTTTACGTGCAATTTCTTTATTGGCTTCAATACCTGAATTCCACAATTCAGAATTATATTCTGAAACAGGGTCTTTTTCATTGAGTGTCGTGAGAGAATTCTCGATGTACCAACCGCCTGGGCCTTGAAAACCATGTGTATAGATTTTAGCCCATGGTAAACCTTCATCACCATCAACTGCTGGTGCTGGTAAGAAGCGAATAACGGCATAACCATTACCTGCTTTATCTACTTCGGGTTTCCAAAAGAATTCATCTGAACTGTCACCTGAACTAGGTGTGTTGGCTTGCTCTAAGGCTTTGGTGAGTTTTTGTAGGTTTGAAGCACTACTTTTTAAATTACTAAAACTTGTCATTTTATACTACCTTTCTACTGTTATCTACGTTTATGTTTTGTTGTTGCAACATTATTTATACTCTTTAATCTTGCTTACAATTATTTCTTTGAACTTTTCTTTATCATACATCAAAAAAGGTTCATACTTCTTGCACTTGAATACAAACTCAGGAAAGATAATATCATCATTAATCTTTTTCTCCCATATATCACAAAACTTTAGAAAGTGATTTAATATAATAAGAGTTTCTGAGCATATATTCCCATAATATAGTTCTTTCAGTAAAATTGGGTCTTGGCCGTCATTTACTGTTAGAATATCGTTAGGTTTTTCAACCTTATCAAACAAATGGATTATATCATTAGTGAACACGTATGTCAAGCTCTGTATTCGCTTTTGATAATTTTTATATACCTCATCAGCTTCACCAGTATTTAAGTCACCAATCCAACACTTAGGTTTAGCAAACAGATTACTGATAAAGAATTGTTTTGCTTCTGTTAGGTTATACTTACGAGATATGGAATAAAAAACATATTTATCCCTACGATTTAAAAAGGCATCTTTGCCTATGTTACACTTACCATTATATTTAAAGTAGTCATAGGATTTACTATTAAAGTGTAGGTGCAAGGTATGAAACAAAGCAAATGTGGCGTATCCGGAATTTTCACTCATAAAATCATTATATCAAAAAGAAAGACCTCAGTCAAGAGGTCTTTTCTTTATTACTTATTTAAAATCGTAAGCAACAATCAAAAAGCTACGACTGTCATAATAACCATCACTAGAAACTCTAGGTAAATATTCTGCACTCAAACGAACACGGTCGGTCGCTTTCCAATTAACTGTTGGTCCAACATAAACTTCAGTCAAATATTTGTCATAGTCATAATTACGAATATGAGATGAAAGACCTACTGTTAGGCGGTCGTTAATTACTTTACCAACACTAGCTGTAACAGCATATTCTTTTTCTTTGTCGTTTGCTGTACAGATCGGAAGAGCAC